AAGTAATGTTTTGGACTAGGTAATAGAGGGGTCATTTACGTATTTTGAGTCGGCTTTTTCTGTTTTCAGATGGTTTCTGTAATCTTCCTTTGGTAGTACTACCTTCGTAGTGAGCAGCATCTTTGCCGTCACCATTTCCGTACGTACCAAGTTGTCGATTAAGTCGATTTGCATTTACACGCAGGGCTAAGCCCTTTTTAGTTTTGTTGTATTTCTTTTGTTGCTTAAGTCTTTTTGCTTTAGCTTTTGGGTTGGATCGGTAGTAACTAGCTGTTTCTGCCATAGAGTTTCGCCTGTACTAATTCTGGATCAACAGTTGGCATAACCTGTGCAAGCTTTGACAGAGGGTTTCCGTCATAAGCAACACCGCTAATATCATTAGCTTTTAACCAATCGCAGGCTGCCTTTAAGTCTTGAGTAGTTGCCTCGCCTGCTTTGATGCGAGCGAGGAACTCCTTAGTAACTAAGTTATGCAACTCGTTGAATTGATCTTCGGTTGCTTTTTTTTTCATGCGTTACGCTTTTTCTTTTTCTTTAATGCTTTCCTGATTTTTAAGATCATATTTTTTTTGTCTTTATATCTTTCTTTATCTTGGTTGTAGATATAGTCAGGAAATCTAGTGGTTTTAACTTTGATAATGTTATTTGCTGCCATTATCTTTTAGCTGTCTTAGCAGCACGTTTAAAGTTTGCAGCAGTAGGAGCACCTTTAGCTCCGGGTTTTCTCATTGATTCGCCAGAACCTTTTTTGATTCTTAGACGTTTGGCGTGGATGTTTGCATAGAGTCCGCGTTTAGCCATTATCTATACCCCTTCTTTCCACCTTTGCCTTTAGATCCACAGGATCCTTTTCCTTTGTGTGCCATTGATTAACATTTCCATTTGCGTAGGGCTAAAGCCTTACGAGTAGGCTTGCCGTTTGGTTTTTTCATTGGTCCTTTTACACCTGACATACGGGCACAAAATGATCTTTTGCGAGGACCACCACCGGGTTGTGGTGCTTTTAAATTTGAGCCTGTAGCTCTGTTGTATTTTTCTCTACCAGCTTTGGTAAGTCCGCCAGTACGACTTTTGTGTTTGCCGATTTTTAAACTGACGTTAGCCATTAGAGACCTAGACCTTTCTTGACTATTGCTACTGCTTTATCATCTAAATTGTTGTCTGTCTGCTCAACTAACTTTTCTAATAGTTCAATTACAAAAAGTTTAAATTTTGGTTGCTTAAGTGCAGATAGCACGAATGGTTTAACGATTGCTAACATCTTTCTTTATTAATGATTGGATAGGTACTACGTCGGAACAAAGGTGATATACACGTGATCCGGGTAGCAGGGTAAAGCCCTTTTGTTGGAGCTCGGCACATTTAAGTGCACGTACGAGCTCGAAATCGAGCTTATTTTTTTGTATCTGACTTTCTGCCATACGTTCGCATTGTTTTGTCAGATCTCTATTTAAAGGAACTGAAAAGTTTATTTGAAACCCCCAGTTCTCTGATATGACGTAACCATCTTCTGTCTGTGGTTCAGTATCATTTCCCATATAAAAAGGAGAAAAAGTCATCGTGCTTCCATTGCATGAAATGTTATTACCAAAAGATTGACGACTTGGTGCTCCATTATTCTGAAATTGCACTGCTTGATTGGTTACATTTCCCGTGGCTGCTGCCACAGGATTACTATTATTATTTGTGTCTCCTTCAGCCAGTACTGGACTTATTGAGAGAATACAGAGAGCGAAGTAGTAGTAGAGTTTATGGTGTAATTGCGAGTGTAGTCGCGCTGCTCTACTATGCCTGCTGCTCTTGTTGTTGTTTCTAGTGACCACGGTAATGTTGTGTCAGTAACTGTGAATACTGCATCACCACCAGCTATACCAGCACTTGCTGATGCTGTGATATTTGTACCTGACCAAGTGTTTAGGGCTGCACCGAAAACTTGGACCTGTTCTGTCTCCACGATAGTTTGAGTTGTAGTAGTCGTAGAGTTCATACTCCCTGTTGTGAACTGGGGAGTAACAGTGTTGGCTCTAGCTATGCTGGGTGATAACAGAGCTAAAAGCAAGATTAGTTTTTTCATGCTTTTGGTTTGTCTTTCATCGGACATTGAGGTGGTTTGCTACCGCCATTCTTGCCAGTAGTCAAACCGAATGTTGCCAACGCGCCCGTAAAAACGCTGGCTACGAAAGTGATATCTGAGTTACCAGATTTTTTAACCATAGGTATATCAACGTAATTCATCGTAATTATGAAACCAGACCAAACAACAACGCCCAGTCTAACTAAAGTTCCGAGGACTTCTAGTTGATGCTCCTTTTCTTCACCTATGTCTTTTAATTTGCCTATTAAGCCTTTTGGCTTTTCGGACTTAACTTCTTCCATGCTGTTTTAAGTATTGGTTTCAATGCTGTAACAACCCATTTAAAAGCTGCTGTTGCAGTTAGGGTTGCAGCTACGGAAACGACTGCTGTTGTAGAAGCCGTTATAAGTATTTCGTTTTCAGGTAAAGGTACTTGAAAATCTATTATTGGTATATTTACATTCCTTATACCTGTATCTGTTTCTTCTGTTGCTTCAGCTTGTACACCATCTGGTTGTCTTAAGTCGCTAGGTGGAACGACTAAAGGTATATAAAAAGGTACGTCTGCTGTTGGTAAAGGTATAGATATTGTTTCTATATTTTCTACTGGTGGAATTACTATGGTGGGCAGTTCTATGCTGCTACCTCCATAACAACTAAACTTGAAGTTCCCCCATAACTTGTTCCATAACCTCTTCTATTAAGATATGCAGTAGAGTCAAAGCTGTTAACATAAAGATTTATCTCATGTGAGTTTGTATCTTGTATATCATGTTCATAAACACCACTACCAATTAGCATCGAATATGTGGCACTGCTAGAGTGGGTATATATCCACAAAAAAGATCCATTAGTTACTCCTGTGTTATTAGCAGCAGTTATTTCTGATGTACCTCTATACAGTTTCCATTGTGTTGAATTATTTGCAGAATTACCTATTGAAAGATTTGCCATAACTAATAATTTATTTGATGCTGATTGAGGTGTTATTGTTACACTCATTCCTGAAGCAGCAAAACTACCACTTGTGGCAAAAGAACTTACATCTTTTTTTATATTAGTAACCACTTGAAGAATTTTACCTACACCACCTGACAAGTTAGATATAGTTGTACTTCCGTCAGCAGCTAAAACAATATTATTAGAACCAGAGGAAGCGTGTTTTAAATTTGTTGCGTTTAAAGTTGCCATTATGCTGCTACCTCCATAACAACCATCGTTGAAGTTGCCCTATATCCTGTACCATATTGATTTAGATATACTGTGCTTGTTGAACTAGCTGTATAGAAAGGGCTATAAGTTCTAGCTGCTGTGTCACCAGCAGTTTCATATACTTGTATAGGTGTGGATTGCATGTAACCCGTAGTATACGCATAGTTAATAGCATTTCCATGTGTTGATTGAGTAAATATTGCTGGTTGATATACGTTTGATGTAGTTCCTGAAAAATCACTTGCTGTATTTTTTTTTATCATTGCTGCACATCCATAGTTTCCGTAACTCATATAGCTAAGTTGTGCTTGTATTACGATTAAACTTGAGGCAGATGTAGGTGTAATTGTTATTCTTAAGTCAGGACTAATCTCAACCATCGTTGTTGCTGCCGATGAAGCTGTATCATTTTTTTGAGCAACTTTATATTGAAGAACTTTACCTATGTTTGTTGAGGATGTTAACAATGTTGCATTGCTAGACCCAGGTACAGTTAATTCAATAGCTGCATTACCAGTTGTACTAGCTGGTCCTTTGATAGCAACTGTACCTCCACCGCCGTCTGCGGTTAATTTTAATTGGCTCATGCTGCTACCTCCTTTACTGTTATCTGTGAGCTTGTGTACATTTCCATAGCTCTATTTTCGGTAACAACTAATGGTCTGTTTAAATATACGACATAATTTCCTAATACTGATGACCATTGAAGTTTATAGGTAAGTGAACTTGTAGAACTTGGTGTATCTAAAAATTCAAAACTAGCATTTACTAAACCATACGCAGATGAAGTTGCGTTAAGATTTGTAGTTGCCATACTTACGTTAGTTCTATTTCCACTTGCTCCAGTACCTAAACCTATAGCAGTAGAATCTCTTAATATCTTAAAACCAATAAAAGAGTTTACTGTTCCTGAAACATAAGTATTACATGAAACTAAAATTTTATTTGAAGTTGATGTTGGTGTAATTGATACTGATAAACCAGAAACATCTGCAAAAGTACCTGAGCTAATTGTTGCTGTATCAGTTTTAACAGCTTGTTTAACTTGAAGAATTTTACCGCCAACACCACTTGCTAAATCAGCACTTTGTATTATTCCGTCTGGTAACCCACCAGCCGATATACCGGATACTGTGCCAGACCCGTTTAATGTTATAGACATAATTTATACGATTGTCCAGTTTTCTCCAGTACCGATTGTTACAGCGATACCATTGTTAATTGTTATAGGTCCAGCAGACATAGCATTTTTACCATTAGTTATGGTGTAGTTACTGCTAACTGTTTGTCCGTTTTCCCAAAATATATCTTGCTTCGCTCCAGCTTCGACCTCTGCCCATGTCATTCCACCGGCATTACCAGATTGAGCTTGTAAGTAGTAACCATTTGTAGGTGCATTACTTACTTGTAATTTACTTTCATTTATTGCTTCGCCTG